CGTTTACCGTAAAGCCCCCAGCAAAAACCCCTCTTGTAGAAGATGAGCAAGCGGCTAATCCATAAGAAGTTCCAGACAAATCGCCAAAATCTGTAGCATTGCCGGTAGTTGCTATAGTGATGTAGTCAATAATATTTGATCCAAAACCACCACCAAATAAACCCCTAGTTGAAGAAGAGCATCCCGCCAAGTAAGACCTAGCCGCCGTTAAACTTCCAAAACTAACGGCGTTTCCGGTCGATGCGATAGTCACATAATCAATTGTTGCATATTCGGATGGCGCTCTATATCCGCCGCCCCAAACACCCCTTGTTGGAGAGGAGCAAGAGCCTAATTGGCGACGACCTACAGTCAAATCACCAAAGTCAATGGCATTGCTAAGAGATGCAATTGTGATGTAATCAATTACATTAGAGAAATTTGTATTGTCATATCCGCCGCCAAATAAACCTCTAGTTGAAGAAGAACATGCTGCTAAATAATCTCTTTTTACCGTCAGATTACCAAACTCAGCAGCATTTCCCGTAGAAGCAATAGTCACATAATCAATTCGATTTTCATAAGTTCCGGGATTGACAAACCCGCCGCCCCAAACTCCTCTTGTTGAAGAGGAACAAGAACTTAAACTGCTTCGACCGACGTATAAATCTCCAAAATCGGTGGCGTTGCCTGTAGTTGCTATTGTTATATAGTCGATGACATTACTATCATTTTCGCCGCCACCAAAAAGTCCTCTTGATGCAGTTGGGGTAACACTTCCACTCGTACCAAACGGGCTTGGGCCAAAACTATTAATAGCCCATACATTCATCGTATAAGCAGAGCCGTTCGTCAGTCCTGTGACTGTGATTGGTGAAGACGCGCCTGTGTTAGTAATCGTTGTGCCGTCAGAAGTCTTGACCGCAGCAGCGCCATAGCCCGTAATCGCTCCACCACCAACATTCGTGGGAGCGGTAAAAGAAACGGTAGCAGCGCCATCTACCCCAGCAGACGCACTGACGCCTGTAGGCGCATTAGGAACCTGCAACGGATTGTAAAAAGCTGAGATAAACCCAGCCGGAGGACGCAGTGGCATATCGCCCCCTTAACTATTTATCTCTTCCCACGAGGTTGTCACCACTAAGTCACTAGCTGTTCCCGCCGTGGCACCAATTGACTCGTTCTCTTTGAGATAGATCGCTGTAGTCTTATCCAGAACAATCAGGGTCGCATCAGCAGGAACCGACACGGTGGAGACAATCGGGAATGCCGATCCACCCAGAGCTGCTGCGCTGTACTTGTTGATGGTGATGTCCGCAGCGGTTGTGCCGTCTACGTTAGCAACCATGATCGTGTTGATCTTGTAGACCTTACCGCTAGATGCGGCATTGCTCACAAGACTGGTAGCACCGGTAGTCGTAAGTGAAACACTAGAATTTTCGCCATAAATAGCGGCGACGTTAACAATATTTGGATTTGCCACGATTTACTCCTTATAGTCCGAAGACCATTGCAAAGACGATAGATTTGCCGGCGCTAATTCCGGCTGAAAATTCAGTCACTGTTCCACCTGAATTTTCATAAAACAGCTTTCCATCAGCGATGTTTATAGACAATTCTCCGGGCAGAAGATTCGCAGCCGTGGGAACCGCGCCCGGCGTAGTGCTGTGGTAAAGCTGAATTGGTGTGTAGCCGGTTTGTGCCATTTTGTCACCTCAAATTTTCAATTTTGTAAAGTGTTTTCATGTAAACCGCAGCCATCTCATCCAACAAATTTTCTAACGCTGGAATATCTTTAGCAATTTTCGACCGGTTTTCAATCAACCACAACATTTCATCTCGTAGCAATTCAGCGATGTCCGGCACTCCGTCAGGCGCTTTTTTCATCTGCCCAAACGTGCCCTGATGCGCTTCGACATATTTGTCCATCACATCAATTATGTCTTCATAAAAATGCCCTAACGCTTTGTGTTGAGCAAATGAATTGGTTGTCCAGTGCTCAGAATGCGCGGCGTTGCGCACCTTAAACACCCGCGTAATGAGCTTATCCAGCATCAAAATGTACCTCCAGAAACGCCGCCCCAGCTTGGCGCAGAAGCACCGTTAGACAACAACACCTGCCCTGCTGTGCCGTTGGCGAGGAAGGCTGTTGTGCCTGACCCAGTTTGATAAGGGATCTGGCTCGCTGCGCCACCCGCCAAATTGGTCGCTGCGCTCGCACTGGTGGCGGTCGCGGCGTTGCCTGTGATGCTGATGTTCCAAGTGCCTGTTGCGTTGGTGCCCGACGTGCTCGGAGCGCCTACGGTGTTGTAACTGATTGTCTTAGCTGCTGACCCATTGAAGGTCGTGCCAGAGGCGTCACCTGTGCCGCTGTTGTTGAATGTTGCCGAATTTGTGACAGACCCAGCGGTTGTCGCAGACCCGACGGAAAGCGTTGATTGGTCTACATACTGCGGCGCTGATGCCCCAGCAGTCAATACCTGCCCTGAAGTGCCCAGCGCCAGCTTCGATATAGTCGTCGTACCACTTGCATAAACAAGGTCGCCAGCCGCATAAGACGTCAGCCCTGTACCGCCGTAAGCAACACCTATCGTGGTGGCGTTCCAAGTTCCAACGGTCAGCGTGCCAACCCCAGTGATGCCGGTGTATGAGCCGCTGATACGAGCCGAATCAATCGTGCCTGAAGTAATTTGGCTGCTGGCAATCGCGATGGACGTGTCAGCAGCCGCAGTCAACTGCCCTTGCGCATTCACCGTGAAGGTGCCGACGGAAGAAGCAGACCCATAAGAGGCCGCAGCCACTGCTGTATTGGTGATGCTGAAAACTGTGCCGGCAAGCGTGAGGCCTGTTCCCGCCGTATAAGTGACGCCTGCCGCGCCAAACTGACTGAACACGATGCCGGTCGTACCTACTGTAATCGGCAACGGTGTTTGTTGTACCCATGAGGTGTTGGCGTTCGAAGTGCCCGCAGTAATCAGGAAGAAATCACCAGCATCAATCTGATCAACGCCCGTTCCCGCAGAGTCAAAGTCAGTTGCCCGAGTCAGGATGAACGGATTGCTGCCGTCACCGGCTTGTGTGACGACATAAACACCATTTTGTGCCGCATCGCTTTGATTTTTGACCAAAACTCGATTGGTCGCCACGACCAACGTGCTGTCGACTGAGAGAGCTCCGTTCGCGGTTGCGGTAAGCGTAGCACCCACACCAGAAGTACCGTTGTTGTAGGTGCAAGACGGCAGCGCTGCCGTTGTAGCCAACCGGCAAGCCTGATGGAAGTTAATGCCTGTCGCGATTGAGTCGGCGTAATTCTTGTTGACGATGTCAGTGCCGTTGGTCGGCGCGGTCGAAATCGACCCGGTGGTGAGCGTGACGGCATTGATCGACGTGTTGGTCGCGGAAGTGACTTGACCTTTTGCATTGATGGCGATGACGGGAACAACCGACTGAGAACCGTATGTCCCCGCAGAAGCGCCGGAAACAGGCAAGTCGTCGATCACCATCGACCGGAACGCTGTGGGACCATTTGGGCCACTCGCTGGGCCGGCATAAATCACGTTGGCAGGCTGATCAACAACCAACAACGCAGAGCCCCAAGTGTATTCTCCTGTGCCGTTGGAAACAAGAACTTGGCCAGCCGTACCCACAGGGCCAACGTATAAGCCATCAGCGCCGCACCAGATGATAGCGCCCTCGTCCGGCACCAATGAGCGGCTCGTGCCGCCTTGGTCGACTGGCAAGATGCCGTTGATTTGTTGTTGGTCAGACAAATCCACAGCAGGGTGTTGGTGGTCGGCGCGCGCTATTTGCGTAGAAACACCCGCCGAACCCGTGTCGTCCAACACCAACGGCGTTGCGTTGCTCAAGTTGGCGTTGAGCGTCACGTCGGTGTTCAGTGCGCCGCCGCCCGTCAACCCTGTGCCGGCAATCACTTGTCGGTTTTCAGGAACATAACCGCTGATTGTCGCCGGTATCGTGGTGGCGGCCATCACACGCCCGGTGGCGTCCACCGTCAATACAGGGATGTTTGTGGACGTTCCATAAACGCCCGGCGTGACGCCTGAGTTTGCGAGCTCTGTAGAACCGACGCCGCCGGGAGCGATGCTGAGCGTGACGTTAGAAGTGAGCTGGCCGCCGCCATCCAGCCCTGTGCCAGCCAAAACTGCACGCGACGTCGGCACACCCGCCACCGACAACAAATCACCAACACGGATTTGGTAGTTGTTGCCTTGATACACAATCATCATCAACGAGTTCTCGTCGGCCACCGGCGCGACGGGCAGCTGCGTGATTCTGGTCGGTATCAGATTGCTTGGTACTTCTGACATTTATAACTCCAAATATCCGTCACCATCTTCTGTGATGATGAACTCGTTGCCCTGCTCTTGAATCAAACCAGCAGGCCGAGTGTTGATCGGTGTGTCAGGCCGGTTGAATGGCAAAACAATTTGGTCTGGACGGCGCGGGGCAAGACGGTAAGGGTCATATTCGTCGCGGTCTTCCTCACAAACCATCAAGCCGGGATAGTTCGGGTCAGGCGACAAATCAGCCAACAACATCTTGCGCGAGCAACGACCACAAATAGCAATGCCATAAGTCGGCTGGCCAGACGGGTCGAGGAACTTGCCGCTGCTCATTTTGTGTAAACCCCGATGCCTGGATTGATTTGTGTCGGCGAGCCATCGTTGTCCCCATCCCAAGCGCGCTGTTGACTCATCGCGGCTTTTTGTTCAAGGATCGGAATCAATTGCGCGTCCACCGCAGGCGTTTCAGCAGCCATGCGAGCGGCGAGGCCATTGATGATGGCTTCTTGCCAACGGTCTGGCATTTCGACTTCTTGTTGCAAGTTTTCTGTATCCATGATTTGGCGATGCCGCCAAAGGATCAGCTGAGCAGCTTCAGCCGCGACAAACGGCGCAGGCCAAAGGTAAACAACCGCGTCAGGCAAGTTACGTTGGAAATAATAGTTGCTCGGACGGCCCGGAAAAACTTTGTTGGACTGATTCACGTAGCTGTCGCGGTTCAACTGACCCAAAGGAATTTCCTGCGGCAAGTTGCCGAGTGTGATTGCACTATAACTCAACGGTGACGTGGCCGTGATGCGGAAATAATTGTAAGGCAACGCGCCAGAGATGTCTGTCCAAGTTATCTCGCCTGCCGCAGCGGTTGCGCTCGAAGTTCCGACAGTCGTCCAAACAGTTCCGTTGGTGCTCACTTGGAACGTGACAGGCACAGCCGCTGCACTCCACTTTATCCCGATTGTGTCGACGGTCGTTTGAGTAGTGAAGTTGACCGTGTAACTCGTGGACGTGGCGACATAAGGGCCATCCAACAACTGCAACACGCGGTAATTCAAGTTGAGGATCTCGACTGTGCCTTCAGGCAGCGTGACGAGCGGTTGATTCTGATACATCGGAAGAATCAACTTCTGAATGCACCAGCTTGGCGTCTTGATGTTGGCGAGTTCATTGAGCATGAACCGCAAGGATTCCAGCGCGTACGACTGCATTTCTGCAGTGATGGCTTGCGCAGGAAGACGGCAACGCCGGAAGGCGTGATCTACCACCTTCAGTGCGTTGGTTGTCGTGCCGCCGATGTTCCCTGAATACGCCATGTTACCCTCACTCAGTCACATAGCGGCTGTTGGCAGCCTGCCCGATTGACCCAATTATGCTTGAGTTGTCCGTTTCTGACAACTCACTTTTTCTTTTTGCCGGCACTGCGCGCTTCATTCAACGCAATAGCCAACGCTTGTTCGCGACTTTTCACTACCGGGCCAGTTTTGCTGCCAGAATGCAGTTCACCAGCCTTGAATTCGTGCATGACTTTCGGAATCTTTTTCTCGCCAGCTTTCGATACAGCGCCGCCTGCTTTATAAGGAGCAATCATCGGTTCTTTTGGCGCTACCGGCATGCGACGACGGCCAATTCCAGGGTTTTTGTTGCCCTTTATGCCCAAAGAAGACGTGTCACGCAGCATTCCTTCAGGTGCGGCAGGCGCTTTGACGGTTTCCCGCTGGACAACTTCGCGTTTTTGCATAGTTGGTTTGGCCATGATCTCTTTTCTGGCCGAAGCAGACATCGCTGTGCGGACGCCGCCGCCTTCAGCGTAATTCTTTTTGGCCATACCGCCGCCGCAATAGCCGACCGTCTTGCCTGCGCTAGAAAAATCGAAGTCTTTGACGTATTTCAGTGACTTGCTCATGCTTAAACTCCTCTGATTCGGTTACTTTCGATGAGTCGGTCGAGCTTCGCGTCTAAAACTTCCAGCCGAATCATCACGCGGTTTATGTCTGCGTGCACTTCGGCTTTTGTGACGTATTCTTTGGCGACTTCTTCGCGAGTGCGATTGATCAAAATTGTGGCACGCGTGAGTTCTGCAGCCTTGTCACGCAACACCCAACCCAAAATGCCGACGGCGGCAGTCAAAACGGTATTCCAGAGCATCAATTCCATGATTACGACACCTGATTGACAGTTAAAATCACAGCCGGAGCCGCAGGATAAGCAGGACTCACGCTTGGGGGATAAGTCACCAATGACGCATGGCCGTCAGGCGTCAACCACTTCATTGTCACGTTGTTTGATGATGTCAATGTCAGGAAAATATTAGCCGCCATAATGATTGAACCGGGCGTAGAATCATTCTCTCTGGACGCAACCGTTGCCCAACTTGCTGAAGCAGGCACATCAACACCATCAATTGCAAACCATATTGCGGCCAACGTCTGCCCAACGGTCGAATTATTTAACTGAGCGCTGAATGCAAAGTTGTATGTGCCGCCAACCGCCACAGAAATCTGCGATGTCGAAGTATTTAGCGTCACGCCATTGCTTGCTGTCGTTGTGTTCAATTGCAACAGCGTTGAAGTATTTGCCGTTGCTACCTGAGCGCCGTTGACAGCAACACCAACCGCATGAGCCTTGTTTGGAGAACCAGCAGCGCCGCGAGTGCAGCCTGTGAATGACGTTGCCGTCTTGCCTGTGTAAGTGATCAGTTCCGCTTCGATAAACAATGCGCCAGCCGTCGAAAACCCAGTCGTTGAGACAACATTGATTGTTGTGTCATTTTGTGACGCTTCACTGCTGATGGTGGTGCTGTAGTCAAAGTAAAACGCACCGTACTGGGTGTTGATGTCTGAAGGGTCGAGCGTTTCCCAAGACGGAGCCGCAGAAGCGCTGCCCGTGCCGGTCTGACTTAGAAATTTCTTGGTGGTCGTCGTATTGCCTGCCAACTTCGCCAGCGTATTTGTCGCCGAGGAATACAGCGTATCGCCAAGCGTGTAGGTCGTCAGATTGGTGCCTCCCTGCGTAGTCAGCACCGGATTAACATCCAACACTTCAGACACATATTCGGCAGTCGTTATCTGCTTGTTGACGCCTGCCTGAACGATTGGGGTAATCTCGGTGCCGTCAAGCGTTGCCGCCGAGGGCATCGCAGAAATTTTTTGGTCAGCCATCAGCAAACCTCCAATTCAATCTTGCTATCGTCTTCTTGCAAGACATAGCCGCTGTTTTCCATCAAAATGAAACACGTCGTCGGTGGTGTAGGCGGCACCAAGCATGAATAAGTATCAACAACGCCAGACCCACCGACGTCGTTGCCATATCCATCATTTGCGTCAGCAACCACCCCCAGCGCGCAGCCGGGAGTAGTTGGAGCTTGGTTGGCTACGCCTGAGTAACCGACGTAGCTCATTACTGAATGCCAGCTTGCAGCAACACGAGCGTAGCTGTACCGCCGCCAGAATTCACCAGTAACCGAATCGCAGTTACTGGGAATGCATAGTTGCCGTCAGCATTAGCACCTAGCGCTGCAATTGTTGGGTGCGGAAACCAAGTGGCCGTGCTGGGGTCGAACGTAGGCGAAAACACATCGTCAAACGTGTGTTGCACCGTGTAGTTCGCTGTTCCGCTCACAATCACACCAAAACCCACGTTGAATGGGCTCGTGTTCAGGTTCATCGGCGACACAGCACTGGCGCCAGCACCAGTTTTGGATAATACAATGCGTCTCATTGAAGCGCCTCCGTGTCTTTTGGCTGTTCAGTTTCGTCCAACCTTCTGACCAACATTTGGTAAGCAGCCAAAGTCGCTTGAGCTTGAATGATGAAGGTGTTTGCCTTCGTTAATTCTTGCTCAAGCTCTTGCATCTCACCAACCAAAAATTCCTTGGTTATTTCCATTAGCTAAAAGAAGCATAAGCAGGAACATAATAATCAGTTCCACCGATGCGAACTTTAATTGCCTTGGAAACAGTTGCAACCGCAGTAGCAGTAGGCGCAACAGTAGCCGCAGGGCCAGTTTCGATGTTGATCAGATTTTGCACTTCGCCAGTTTGCGAACCGCTGTCGGTAACACGGATAAACGAAGATGCAGCGCCCAAAGTCACGTTGGTGCCGTAGTCGGTGTCCAGTTGCAGAACAGCCAGAGTACCGCCCGGAGTTGTCGCGGTGCCGCCCAGCGTTGCACGGATTGCATTCGCTGCGCCAGAAATTGAGCCGCCTGTGTTGATCGACGTCGAGATGTGTGCGCCGTTGATCGTGCCGCCTGTTGCTGCATTTGCGCCAGTTACGCGGGTGAGGAAGCGTGCGGTTTCACCAGAACCGGTCGAAGTAAATGCGAGCCGCTGGTAAGACAGTCTCGTGTCGCCGGTCGTAGCAGAAGTTGTGCCGTAAGAGCTGGAAATGTTGCCGGCAGTTGTGACGGAAATCGGCGACGAAGAAGTGCCGCTAGAAAAACCGTTCAGCGAAGTTACTGGGCCGGTGAATGTAGTTTGTGCCATGTTCGTTTCCTCTCATGCGAGTCAAGGTGTCGTAGTCTGCATGACGTCAGCCGGGACTGTCTACAACACCGGGTAACCCCGGAATTCCCCGCCCGGTTGCCCGAGCGGGGTTCACTACTTAAACGCCAGCGGTACCGTAAACGCCGCGCGGGTCAGTCCAACCGAACACATAACGCTCGGTGGCCTTGTAACGCATGGAGTCGGTTTCGAAGTCGCCTTCCATCGATTTCTCGAGACCGCGACGCATCAAGAGCTTGAGACCCTCGGGCGCATCAGTTTCGACCCACCAAGCAGTGGTGGACGTAATACGAGAAAGGTTAGCTTGACCTTCCGACAACAGGCCCATCGACTTCACTGGGTTGATGTCGTTGTCAGCTGTGCCGGTACGCAGCACAGACTTCAACAGCACCTCAGCTTGGAACACGTTGCTCGGGCCAGAAACAATCTTGCGCGGAGTCAAACGAATACGCTTGCCGTTGTTGTCAACAGCGTTGCGGATTTGGATGAGGATCTGCTCCAGCGAAGTTTGGCTCAGCGCGGCTGCGGTGGTCAGCTGGTTGCTGAACGTGCCGTTCACGATTGGGTGGTTGGCCGAAACCAGTGCCACGCCATCGCCGCCGGGGTAGCTGGCGTTGAACGCGCGGTTCAGAATGTTCGCACCAAGAGTTTCCTTGGTTTCGATCAGCGACTGCGCCAGATGCTTGGCGTAGGTTTGACCGATGCGAATGTGGTCACCGTCTTCCACGAGAACTTTGGTCAGGCTGAATGCCAGACCATAGACCTTGTAGAGATAGCGCTGCAGGAACAGTACGCCGCCTGATTGATAGCTGACAGCCATGCCGTCAGGCAGTTCAGGCGCTGCACCGAAACCATAGAGCACTGGCTCTTCATGGTAGTTACGCGGAATGCCTTTTTGCTCACGGAACACCATGCTCCATTCGTCAGCACGTTGCTCGTAAACACCGTCGAACACTTCGTTCAGGATAGGTTCGACAACCGACCGAAAGTCGGTACTACGCATTGGGGTAGCCATTCGTCAACCCTCCTTATACCGAGTTAACTGCTGCTTTGTACTGGTGTTCGTTGATGCGAACAGTTACTTGTACATAAGCGTCAGTCAGTGAGTCATTGATATTGTATGCGAACCCAGTAATCTGGAACTGGCCAGATGTAGACTGAATCGCGGTCAGGTACGTGTTGCTCAGACCGGTTCGGGTCGAGCCGCCGGGCGAAGCAATCGTCCAGTCACACTGTTCGCCGACAGCGGTTTGCACCGTTGTGCCGACAGAAGGATTGTCGTACTGAACGTCGAAGAGCGTTTCTGGGTCATCATAAACCCAAGCAACGATCTCGGTGCCTGTGGTGCCTGAAGGCCAAAACGGGCTGATGGTCGGTTTGCCCGATGCATCAAGGTATTGGCAACCAGCGAAAATGCCGAGCAGCAGTACGCCGCCAGCAGTTCCGGAGCGAGTACCGTCAGAGGTACCCAGTTCAACCACGCCGTTGTCAGTCAGCTTTACGGGATCGCCCGAAAAGATGTTGGCTGCGTAAGTCGACGTGATGGTGTAGGCTTTCGGCCGCATCTGGCCACTGTTGTGGAAAGACGGACGGAAGCCAAAAGGTGCGCTAGTCGAAGACATTGCATACTCCTAATGGTTAAATGGTTTCGTCACGAGAGGTCAAACATTGCCTCACGCTTTTGTCCCATTTCCAAATTGCCCTCACCAATTTGCAGCTTCGATTTCGAAGCGCGCGCTTGTTGTTCCAAGAACTCAGCAGTGTCGGTGAGTTTCTCTTCTTCACGCAATGGCGCGTCATGATGCGCTTCTTTCATGTATTTTTCGTACAGTGAAATAGGCAGCTTGAATGCAAGCATTTCGTTGACGCCGATGAACCCTTGCCAGTCACCCGTCTTGAGTGTGGCGTATTCCCAGCCAGGAACGTCTTCTGGCTTCACAGGTTCGTAACCCAAACGAATTCTCATTTGGATGGAGTCACGCGGATTGGTGGTGGTGAGCCAGCATGTGTGCCAGCCCGGAATCTTAGGCAAGTCCGGAAGTGAGGACTGGAAAAACTGCTGACGGAACATTTCAACCCGCTCATCTTCGGTGACTTCACGATTTTCAGTGACAGCACGATCTTCCATCGCGCGATTTGTGCGATTGTCTCCAGCGGATTTCTTCAGGCGTTCGTCGGTCATATTGCTCGCTCCTTTCAGCGATTGTGCACATTATGTTGTGAAACTTCAAAAAAGGCAACACTCAAGCTTTATTATTGCGGTCGTATTCTGCGTAACGCTTAACATACTTATTACGCAAAACAGGATCGTCCCAAACGCCCGCCTCAATCAATGCTTGTTTGCGCTCTGGGGAGATGTAGATCTCCTTGCGAGTGCTGGTGGGCGCATGCTCTTTGCCGGAGCCTACCTGTGGGCCGCCGCGAGCTTCACGCTTTTGCTGCGCAGGCTCTTTGTTCGGCGCAAAACGCTCCGGCAAGCGGCGCGCTGCCCGGCGACGCAACTCGTCCCAATAATCCTCGGTGTGCGGGTCGTAGCCGTCTTTGGCGAGAGATTGGTCGATGGCGAGCACGATGGCGCTGTCCTCGTTACCGCCCTGAGTGTCGTACCAAGGATTTTCCTGGATGAACTCTTTTGCGTAAGCGATGGCAACGTCGTCTGGCGCGGTTTGCTGCGTTGGCGGCTGCTGCGCGGTTTGCTGCTTTTGCCAAGTTAGCTGTTGGGCTCGGGTAATCGCCGCGTCACGGTACCGCATGGCTTGCGCTACGTCGTCACCGTTGCCTGCTGCTACGGCTTTTGCGATGACTTTCTCGGCCATGTCGACTTCTTGCTGGGCGCGTGCAATTTCAGCATCGAAGCCGCGCAAATCGGCTGTGTGAGCGCGCTGCTCTTGAGCGCTGAGGCGGCGCTCTAGGTCGTCGTTGCGCTTGCGCAGGAAGTCGAGTTCGACTTTGTCACGCTTGATGGCTTCGTCGCGGCGAACCTTGCGCTCTTGCTTTTCCAAGCGGCGGCGCTCGCGGATTGCTTCCCGCTCTTTGTCGCTGGCGTCGATTTCATCATCGTCGTCATCCTCGTTGGACGCATTGACGCGCGCGTCCTCTTGGTCGTCTGATTCGATGCCGGTTGGTTCTTGTTGTTTCGCGCTCGGGTCTTCTTCGACTATGACGATGTCGTCATCTTTGTCGTCGTCTTTTTCAGTGAGCTTTTCTGCCATGGTTCATCTCCTTCAGATGAATGCTCGGATAGCTAGCGGGTCGCCATCGACCTTGCCGATTATATCCAAGTCGTTGAAAATCACAAACATCGCGCTCTCGCCGTTTTCCATTGGAACTTCCCAACGGTCACCGCCGTATTTCGGTACACGCACGAAGTCACCGGCATGCGCCCATGAACCTTCAGGCCACGCTTCCAAGTTGTTGCGGTTGCGATAAGCCACTGGGCCGTGTGAAACTACTTTGCCGACTTGGGTGTTCCATTTTTCGGTGTCGCGCGAGCCGGTGTCAATGATGATGCCGCCTGCCGACTTTTTCTTTGGCGTACGGATTTGCACCAGGACACGGCTACCGAAAGGCTGAATGCCAGCGTCTACCGCCGGAAAAGCCTCTGCCAATGCGTCCTCATAGGTCTGGGTCACTGTCTTTCTCCTCTTTCAGAAGTTGCAAGAGCACATTGATGGCGGCTTCGTACCCTTGCACGATGCCGACGCGGTACCCGTACTCGAAGGTATCCCGTGTTTGTGGTCGTCTCAAGGCGTCCAGCGCAAATGCCTGCTGGTCAGCCTTGAGACGATTGAATAGTTGGTCGACTACATTCATGCAGGGGTTTTTGGCCCTGGAGTGGTCTTGGGCGCTGCGGGCAATGTCTGGCCGTTCAGCTTTTCACCAGCCGCGAGGCGGTGCTTTTGTTTCACGTAAGGGCCGCTCATCGGCACAGTGCCGGGTGTTGGTTTGTCGCTCATTGTTACCTCCATAAAAATTAACGTGTGCCCGGATTGATGCCGGTGCCGGTGCTCACCGCAATCTTCTCGCCACTGGCGATTTCTGCCGCAGCCAACCTCATCGCCGTGTCGTTGTCGGCGGTGTTCATACGCTCGCGTGCACCGATTTCTGCCGCTGTCCGTTCGTTTTCCGCCATCTGACGCAACTCCTCTTGCCGCATTTCTTCGGCACGCTCTTGTGCGCGGTCTGCCAACTTCTGTTGTTCGATTTGTGCTTGCTGCGCGAGGCGTTGTTGATCGCTTTGTGCACGCTGTTGCAACGCGGCTTGCTGCACCTGAGCGCCGATTTGAGCCACTTGCAACGAGCTGTCTGGCGGCATGGGTGGTTGCGGCTTGAATTGCTCTGCAGCTTGCGACAGTTGCGCCAACTCTTGCGCGAATGCACCGAGTTGTTGCTCGATGAATTGTTGAACTTGCAAGATGACTTGCACTTCTTGCGCGGAATCGTCTCCGATGAGCTTTTCCTCGGACGCTCTTTCGACGGCTTCGTGCGCTTCGACCAAGTAATAGTTCAACAAGTGGTCGCGCAGGTGCAACGCGATGGGATAAAGGTAGGTCTGTGTGATCGCCGGGTTCATGCCGAACAGCGGAGACTTCAAAAATGCGACATGCGTCTTGATATGCGCCATGTGATCCTGCTTCGGCAACACATAAATCGGCCTGCCCATGGCTGCCGCGACGTTTTCCGACACAGGATCGACGTTGTCTTTGCCCGGATCTGGCTTCAACACGTCGTTGTCGGGGATTTTCATCGCCCGCAGGAACATTTCCTCAACTTTACGCTGGTCGTACATGCCCGGCATCATCGCCGCGCGCTGCATCAACGCCTGAACCTGCGCAAAGCGCTGTGTTTCCGAGAAAATCGCTGGGTCAGAAACAGGAATGACGTCCAACGGGCCGTCGAAATCTTGCGGCTTCACGTCTAACCCTGCGTCGTAACCCTCAACAACCTCGTCGGTGAGGTAGGCGCTGTTGATGCGGTGAAGGATCTTGAACGCACGCGCCATGGAGTTGTGGAGGCGCGAATGAATCGAGCTGAACACCACCATGCCCTGCTCAATCAACGCCAGCGTCGTGCCCACAGGCTGGTTGGGGTTGGCGTCTGAGAGCTTCTCGAACGACGTTTGCACCACACCCTTGCCTGCGTCGACCAAGAACCCGAGCAGCTGGAACAACACGGCTGAAGGCGGGTTGAACGGCATAGGCATCGCGAGCTTGCGGATGTCGTCGATCAGCGCGCCGCCCTCGATTTCTGCCACTTCGGTCGGTTGGACATTGATGGTTTGACCGTTCGGGCCGCCTTTCAACTTCAACAGCGTCGGGATGTTTTGGATGTGAGCTGAATCCAACAGCGCGCGCAACGCGCCGGTGGCCGCACCGCTCAACCCGCCGATCATGTGCGTGAGCCCGATAGGGTAAGCGCCGCGCCAAGGCACGAATGGGAACTCAACAATCCAGTCTAGCTCGCGCTTTTGTTCGTCTTCTGGTTCCCAGTTGCGGTACAAACAAAGCGCCTTGCCGGAACTCTTGTCGATGGAGAGAATGTAAGGCTCAACGCCATCACCAAAGTCCAAGTGCGTATAAATTTCAAAGATGGTGCGCAAGCCATCTTCGTTGTAGGCGGTGTCCTTGCGCCCTTCGATTTTGTCGTTGGCTTGGCTCGCCTTGCTGAACTCGGGGTCTTCTGGCTGGCCGATGTCGACGTCTGAATACATACCGGCGTTCACGCGCCGCTGGTATTCCATCTTGGTGATGTATTGGACGTGCGTCTTGCGCTCGGCGCTGTAGAAGTTCGTGGCCGCGAACGGCAAGTAAATGTCGTCAATCGCAATGAACTCAGAGCATGGGCGTTTCCATTGCGCGTTCCACATGAGCTTCAGGTACTGACCGCCGCCCAACGGCAGCTGCGTGCTGAGCTGCTCCAGCTCGCTGCGGAACTCTGGCATTTGTTCCGTGCATTGCCAGTTCATGAACTCAGCCTTGCGCCGCGCCTTGTCGACCTTCTCTTTGTCGTGCTCGCCCAGGATCTTGCTCTTCACCGGGCCGGACGGCGGGAACACCTCCTTCATGAACCGCGCGCTGAAGTCCACGCAGGCTTCCACCAGCATCGGATGCACCACCTTGTTGGCACCAGTGAACTGAGCGCCGCCCGGCGCGTCGTCACCCAAGCCAGTACGACGCAATCCCTCCTCGTACTGCTTGTCGCGCTTTTCTCTGGCTTCCTTGTCTTTTTCGAGCTTATCCAGCAGGTCTTGCACCGCCGTCTTGAGTGCGGATGGGTCGACCTCTTCGACGATGTTGGCGAAGTGCGCTTGCTTGACTGCGGCGTCTTGCTCGTTTTCCATACGGATGATCGCGCCGCCGTCTTCGGTGTCTTCAACTTCGAGCTCGTCGTCTTCGAGCTCGAACATTTCGCCTTGTTCCTCGTCGTCTTCGAGCGGCTTGTTCATTTCAGCCATGGAATTCCTCTTTCAGTTTGGACACAATTGTGTCTATTTCTGTTGGGTCATAGTCGACCAAGCCGCCTGCGGCGTAACCGGGCACAACACTCGCCGCCAACCTTGCGATCTCGTCAGGGTCATAGTCGACCGCGCCGCCCTTTGCATAGAGCTGAGTGCGCTCAACAACGTCTTCGGGCCGGAGCTTGCGAGCGCGTGTGAAGTTCGGGTCGCGGTTGTGTCTGTCCAACAAGATGCTCAAGCCATATTGGTCACCCGCAAACGGATCCACCAACAGCATCTCGGCGTGCGGTGTTTGGCCGGTCTCTGCAGCGCGCCGCCGCGCGTAATAGTCTGCGATCGACTTTTGAGGCGAGGCGAACAAGGCTTCTTCGCCGCCGGGCTCGCCTGCATAGCCGCGATAAACACCTTGCAACATCTTCTGTTCTTTGGGCGCGGCTTCTGCTACTTTGCCTTCGCCTGCAAGGTAACTGCGCACCAGCTTGGCGAACGACTTGACTGCGCCACCGACGCCATAGCCTTGAACATAACCACCTTCGGCGTAGCCCTCCAAAGGTTCGACAGGGCCAATGAAGTCGCGTAACTGGCGCGGCGTCATAAAGCGGTTGGCGTTCGGCTCTGCTGCGACAGCATGGTTGAACGCATCGATGAACTCTTGTCCGATGCGGCGAGAACTTTCGTCGCCGTAGAGCGTTTTGAGCCCGTCCATCAAGCTCCCCGGCTCCTGCAAGTCCACGATGTCGTAATGATGCAGGTCAGCGACACGCCCCCACTCGCCGCTGTTGAGGAAGTTCAAGACAGAGCCGGTGACCTTGGTTTTGTATTGCGGGTCGCGCTTGGCGTATTCTTGTGCGCGGTCGCTGCTGAATGAATTGCCGGGAGGCTTGAGCTCGGTGATGTCGGGTAAAGAGTTTTTGCCTTGGTCAGCCAGATTTTTCTTGTACGCCAAATAAGCTTCTGGCGCGTTTTGCGCCATCCAGTCGAGACCTTCTTCCAATTCTGGTGGCCGATCCATTATCCGCGCCATGTCGTCTTCCCAACGTGCAACTTGTTGAGGCGTCAAAGTTTCTGTCGCTGTTTCGAAAGCAGCAAGATGGTCAGCGTCCGTCGTGATCTTCGCCTGAGCGTGCGGACGGCCCTCGGCGTCCAAAAGCGTTGTCAAACGATTCTCGCCTGAACCATAAGTCCTGGCAAGACCTTCGTTCTTCGTGCACCAGCCACCCGCTTTGCCGATTGATGTGCAGAGCTGGATTCCTTTTTCGTTGACCGTCTCTGGAATGTCCACCCATGCGCCGCCGGGTTTCTCCACGAACGACAACTGCAAGTTCTCGTCGGCCAAGCGCGGAGCCGCTTGCAGGTTTTCCATCATCCCTGCTTTCTCAGCTTGGGCGGCTTGTTCGGCGCGCCATGCGTTGATCTTGCTTACACGCTCAACCGCTTGCGGCACAGTGAGCTTGTCAATGTCCTTTGGGTCGAGCCGCAAGTTCGTCGGCAATTCGCTCGTCGGGCTCATTGCAGCTTTCAGTTCGTCGATGAGGTGCGGGAAGCCGAGCATTTCATCATCGACAAACGCGCGATAACCGGGTTCATAAACAAGCGTGTCGCGCGGCAACGTTTTCAACCAAGGATTGTCTGCTAAAGTTTTTTGAGCACGGAAATCGCCCGTCAACTCAAGACCGGCAACGCGCGTTTGTGAAGGAACAGGCTGAATGGCTTCATCGGCATAACGCTCCCACTGTTTTGCGAGTGGTGATGTGGCTGTGTCTTCAAGCGGGAACCCACCATACCCTCGATTGATCCTGACGCTGTCCATAGCTGACGAAGCGTCACGGAAGCCGCGTGGTTGGAAATGCAACACGCCGCGCTCGGCCAACGCACGCACAGGATCTTCCGGCGTGCCCATCTCGTTGCGGATGTACTTCGCGAGCTTTGTGTCGATCCAACGATTGATGGCTTGGTTTTGCGGCGGGACAGCAGAATCAGCAGCTACAAATTGGCGAGCAGCCTCTCGATCGATATTTGGATTGGCACGCAGAACAGCTTGGATTGCCATTTCTTCGTCTGGGCTTTTGAGCGGCACTAACTTGTTTTCAATGCTGCTCGCCAACCAATTGCCGCCCTTTGGTTTCACGACGTTGCTGGTCGTGCCTTGCGAGAGCGCCGACAACAAGTCTGCACCAACGCCACGACGCTCCATGATTTGAGGAACCGCTTGAGCCGCTGCTCGCTCGCCCAAGCGCCCCAACGCTGTTGCACCGGCTGTCGTGGCGCGCGCTGCTGGCCCCACCAGCGGTGCCAAGTTGATCGCACCTTCAATCGCGCCCTTTGTGTCCTCAGTCAGCTTTGGCAGATACCGGCTGACCGAGCTGGTGCCTGACGCCAACGGCGAACCATACGCATAGTTCTCTAGCGTTCGGTAAAGCGGTGGGATACTTAGAAAGTCTGACACCATCGCCACCGGCGGGTTCTCGTAGCCGAACGGCTTACGAGCGAACTGGTCGGCGCGCTGGAGCAATCGTGCCAAGCCGCCCACAACGGGGCGCTGCTCGGGTGTTGGACGGATGTCAGCCATAGATCACCATTTGGTTTTGTTAGCCCAGTAAGCCGCGCTCATCTTGCCTTTTGCGATGTTCTTCGCATGGCGCGCCTTGAATGAATCGTTGCGTGCGCTGCCCTCGGGCGAACCCTTGACGCCCTGCTGACCGAAGCGAATGATCTTCTCTGTGCCACCCTCGCACGCCTTCACGATGTGGCTCTTCTTCGGATGGTCAGGCGTGCTGCGCGGTTTGTTGCAGGCCATCTTGCTTTTGTCGACCATGGCTCAACCCTTCTTGCGCGCAGCGCGCATGTTGTCGACAAGGTTCGGGTAGGGCCGCCCGGCGCTCTTGGCCATGCTCTTGGCGCTGGACTTTTGCTTCTTGCTGAGCGCCTTCGGCTCAGGCAGGTCTTTGGGGCGAGCTTTTTCCCACACTGGTTTCTTAGGCTGCATAAGGATTGATCCTTTCACGCTTCCACTGCTTGGGTTCGTCTGGGTCGCGTGCCTTGGGCAAGTCGAACCAACCATCGTTCTTGAGGTAAATGATCGCCTGAGTGAACGTGTCGACATAGTCGTCATGCTCGGCCACAGGGAACTTCTCGAGCTGCTTGATGAACGGCAACGCCCAGCTCACCGCATGGCCGATGTTCTTGCCGCTCTCAGGAACCCAAACGTAGCCGAGCTCCAGTGTTGGGGCCGCCTGATGCGCGCGCGAGACCTTGTCCGCGTTGCCGGGGTTGTAGCCGATAGCTGGCACCTTCGCGAGCCGCAGGTCTTGCAAGAGTGACTGGCCTGACGCCTTTGCCTCGACCAACACGCGGTCAGGCCGCCGGGCCGCGCGCAACCCATCCTTGACCGTCGTGCCGCCGTACTCTGTCTGCCAATCCCTGATCGCCCTTGTGCGCAACTCAGGGTACGACAAATGCTCATCCCATGCGTCGATCAACATCACGTGCCGCTCGTTGTCGAGCGTGAACACGGCGTAAACGCTGCAAGCCGTTGGGTCGCCAGTCGTCTTCTCAGTGAACGCGCAATCATACGACTGCAAGACATATTCGAACTGCGGCAACCCTTTGTCGTGCGGCCAGAGCCGCAGGAACTTGGTCTTGAGAATGCCGCCCTCAGCCGGTTGCGGATCTTGCTGCAGCTGACCCGCAGTGCCGTAAACGCCGAGCAGCTGCTTGAGCTCGGTGATTTCTTTTTCACCGAAGCGCTCTGCGCAGATAAGCTCGCCCTTTGTCGTGCGCGGGTCGTATGAGCCCAGGATCGTCTTGCGACGCACACCATCCCACTCAGCCGGGATCATCAAGTGTTCCCAGCCGCCAATGTCCTCAAGGATGTGTCCGCTGATGTCTTTTTCGTGCAGCCGCTGCATGATGGTGATCATCGCGTCACGCTTGGGATCGTTGAGTCGCGTCGACCAAACAACGTCAAACCATTCCAGCGCGCTCTGACGGATCACGTCAGACTGAGCTTCTTGCGCTGAGTGCGGATCATCAAGCAACAACCGCGAGCCGCCTTCACCAGTGGCCGTACCGCCAACGCTGGTGGCGAGCCGGTAGCCTGTCTTGTCGTTCTCGAAACGCTGCTTGGCGTTCTGGTCACCAGCGAGCTCGAACAGCTGGCCCCAACGCTCTTGGTACCATGGGCTCTGCACGAGCCGCCGCGCCTTCAGGTTGTCGCGGATGGAGAGTGTGCCGCTGTAGCTCGCACACAGATACTTTTGCTCAGGCGACACTTGCCACTCCCACATCGGGAACATAACGCTCACGATGGTAGATTTGGAGTGTCGCGGTGGGATGTTGACGAGCAGCTTGCGGAGCTCGCCTGAGCTGATCGCTTCCAAGTGCTCACAGATGACTTCGATGTGCCAGCTGGCAATGAACGGCACACCCGGCTCGACAATCGGCCATGCTTGCTTCACGAACTCGTACAATGATGCAGACGCCGCTCGCCGGTCTTTCTCACGGCGTATCGCGTCCAACATCACAGCAGGGCTCAATGGAGCATTCATCAGTGTTGCGCCCTCATCATGCGTATAGCCATCGCGCAGTTGTTCGCCCAGTAACCATCAGGCATCCGCTCCAACACCTGAGCGATACATTCGCGCTGACAAGCCGCAACCCACTCGGCGTATTCGCGCAACAGCTCTGTTGTGAGCACCACCGCTGTGCCTTCGGATGTTTCTTGCAATTCACCGAACTGCCGCAGCCATTCCTCGATCACTTCTGTTTCAGCACCGACTGGCGTGCGGTCGATGCTCATGCGTCGCTCGCTTTCGCCAAGAGCCGCTGCATTGTTTCCAGCTCGGCGTCAGACAACCCTTTCATGTCGATGGCCGCCACACTAATCGGGCCGCCGCCTGCACCAGTGACCTCGCTGCGAGCGAGCTTGGGCACGTGATACTCAACCACATCCTTGAGCATGTTGAACGCCTTCTCAGGGTTGGGTGGATGGAACCACATCGGGTTGCCGTCTTCATCGTGCAACTGATTGCCATCCGCATCAACACGAGGCACGCCCTGCGCAACCTTGTCCAGCCACTCCTGCATGCGCGGAGCATTGTCGTCAACAAACGCCGCGATGGCTTCACGCGCCGCGCGCGTTGTTTTGTTCAAAACGCCAGGAGGACGACCGCCGCTGCCCGGTGGTCTGCCACTACGACCCTTCACGCCAGCCATATTTGATCCTAAAGTTTTATTGAAAATGCTTCAAACAGCATTCTTCGCGCGATTATCGCCGCGCTCTGTTCTTCCGGCAACATTTTCGCCGCGCGTTTCTATTTCGCACAAAGCATAAAAAGTTTCCTAAATCTCGGGTACGCCGCCAAATCCCGAGATTCCGAGATGCCCGAGATTTCCTATTCTTCTCTTTTTCTTAATTTAATACAAATTAACACAAAATTATCCAACAATTACTATCTTGGGATTTTTGGGATTATGCTTCAATCTCGGGATCAGGATCCCAAGTTGCCCGAGACGACTATTATTCCTGCGGCTCTCATCGAAATTCATTCTGCGTCAATCTCGGGATCAGAATCCACCCTTCTTTGCTTCCAAAACGACCACATTTCCCCCATCTTGGGATTGTGCGGCGAGCAATTCTTCTCCTCTTTTGCGCACAAGCTCGGTCGCGGCATCGATATCACGCGTCAGCTCTCCGCGCACAAAGGCATATCTCGCGCGCAGCGTTTTGCCTTCCGAGCGGAAGACCCATCGGTCAGCGCCGCCCGGTGCAGGCACATTGACGTAGCCAGCGCGGTTCATGCGGTGAGAAATCTTGCGCGGCGACTTGAGCATGTTGGCAACTTCTTCGCGGTGGTCGAATTGTGGGTTGACAAGTTCTTGTCCGAGGATGGCCGGTGGGTTGCCCAGCTGGTCAAGCACCCAAGCGACAGCGTCCTCAGGCTCACCCCAGGAAGCCGCCACAGCGCCCCACCCGGCTGTGCGAGCGATTTGTGCCTTGGGGTCGAACGCCGAGAGGTCTCTCGCCGTCAGCCACGCGGCTACGTGGTTGATGCCGCCACTTTCGAACCATGCGAACAGCTCATTGAAGTAGGCTGGTTGTTTTTCTTTCTCATGCCACTTTTGTGGCAGGTGAGAGTGCATGATGAACATGCGGCGGTCTTCGGGTGGGATGTACATGCTCATCCAGTCGTTGGTCGTGATGAACACGCGCAGCCGGTTGATGATGTGCCGCAACTTTGCGTATTTGTCGTTCAGCGGCAGCGTGTCGGGTGGCGCGACGATCATTGGCTTAAGAATATTGTAAGCTGACGACGCATGGAACTCATCCTTCGTCGGGCGCACTTCGTCGACCACGAGCATCAAAGTTTCCAGCCACGGCTTGTAGGGGCTGAACAGCTCGTCGGGGTCGATGTTCTTGGTGTTCCAGTTGCCCACTGCGGCTTTCACTGGCATCAACGCCGCATCTTTACCGATGCCTTGTGTGCCGCTCAAGACGATTGCAGCGTTGCACTTCACGTCGGGGCGCTGGACCATATGCGCGCAGAAGTCGAAGAAGAACTCATGCTCGACCGGGTCGGGCCAGAGCTTGCGTACGTGGTTGACCCAAACAACCGCTTGCGCAGCGTCGCCAGTGAGTTCGGGCGGCGGCAGGTATTTGTTGTAGATCCTCCGGCCCAGCGCTGGACGCCAGCCGTTGGAATCTATAAATATATCCTTGATGATTTGCGGCTCACCGGGCCACCATGTGCTACCTTCGACGAACTGATCATTTTCAACGCGCATGATGTCGCGCGAAGGCGGGATGAGCCGTTCACGTCGACGCCGCCCACGGCCACGCCGTCCTTCGGCTGGTGCTTCCTCTTCGGCTTCTTCCACTTCAACTCGCCAAAGCTCGATAGGGATGGAAGCGTCGACCGCTTTTTCAGAATGCTGTGTCCCATCACGCAAGTCCCAAAATGCCTCTTGCGCTTTGTCGAATACGTAATCCTCTGGCCGCGCGAGCCGCCGGGAAGCTGCCACGGCTGCTGCCAGCGCCGCTTCTCTGGCGGCGGTCCTTTCCTCGATTGTTGTCATGGGTTC